GATTCTTGGGGTCCAGATGTATGTTTGTGGTCAGGATTTATTATTGGATTGCCACATGATAATAAAGAGACTGTAAACCAATGGTTAGGGGATTTATACGATAAGAAATTAGCACTAACAGGGTGGAAACTTGAAGCACTAAGAATTGGCTATAAAACTAAGGATACTTTTGTTAGTGAATTTGGGAGAAATGCAGAAAAGTATGGATATACATTTACTGAAAAGCCGGTGGAAAATGGAAAATCAACTTATGAGTGGAAAAATGAACATTGGACTTATGCAGAGTGTAATGATATAGTTTTTGAGTGGGGTAAAAAATTTAGTAATGATGGGATAGTATATTATTTTGATAAGCCTTGGGACTATCTAAATTTTAAAAACAATTTTGTCCCAAGAGAAAACCAAGAAATTTATTCGCAATATTTTGATAAAGTGATGGCCGCTCGGCCAAATCGTTTCACAATGATGTGATGGTAAAAGGGTAAATAATGAAAACAAGTAGCGCTAAAGCAAAGGGCCGCAGATTCCAACAATGGGTTCGTGATCAACTTATAGAACAATTAAACGTGCATCCAGAGGATGTAGAGTCTCGTAGTATGGGTGCAGGGGGTGAAGACCTCATTATGGCACGTGCTGCAAGAGAGAAGTTTCCATATTCGATTGAGTGTAAGAATCAAGAAAGCATGAACGTGTGGAAATCATACGAACAGGCAGAATCTAATTCTGGTGATTATGAACCAGTAGTTTTTATCAAAAGAAATAATCAAAAACCCTTAGTGGTGGTTGATGCAGAGTATTTTATTACATTGCATAACAGAGTTGCAAAAGAATTAGGTCTTGATGACCTTTTGTGAAAATTAAGCAAATGCCTCTTATAAATAGATAGATACCAGATTTATGTGTAACAGGGAGAGCCTAGTGCGTAACTTACATAAAATTTTGGTCGGTAGTCTATTATGTATTTTAGTAACAGGTAGTGCATACGCAGCTGATACAAATACAGTAAGTTCAACTGTAGTCACTGATAAAGCACCGCCAACGGCTTCTGCGCCATCTATAGTTATAAACAACAGTGATGTCTGCAAGTCAGCATTTAGCGCTGGTGTACAAACACAAATTTTAGGTATCGCATCAGGTATTACAGTTACAGATGAAAATTGTGAACGTCTTAAATTGTCTCGTTCTCTTTTTGGAATGGGTATGAAAGTTGCTGCGGTTGCTGCACTATGTCAGGACGCAAGAATTTTTGATGCAATGATTATGGCAGGAACGCCTTGTCCCTACAAAGGTAAGATAGGAAAAGAGGCTGGTGATGCGTGGGAAGAAAATCCACATGATATTCCTTCTGGTTCCCGTCTTATGGCTGAAGTAAAAAAAAAGAACAATTTAAAATCGAAGGGGGAGAGGACGAACAGCGATTATCCGATGGAGGAGATGGAGGAAGACTTTTGGCTAGAGAATACGGACTAAGTGATTATGATGAAACAATGGATGACTATGCTGATTCGGATGAACACGAAATCGAAGACAATACTGGAATTCTTACAACCATCGGCTTGGGCATATTGGGTGCTGGTTGCTTCATTGGCATTCCCTCTTGTCTTGGTATTCCATTCTTCTTCTAATGCACAACAAACTGAAGTTGTTACAGGATCAGAAACAACCCCAAATCAGTTACCGACAATGGAAAATTTTACAAGAAGTGGCGGGACTTTGATTAATAATGGAGCAGCTACATCAAAGGGTTGTTCTTCTGGTAATTTCTGTACTGCTGGTAAACAGGGCCCCGGCGGTACTTATACATCCACATTTGATTTAGAAGAAAATATGACCATAGACCAAATCAATCGTGGTTTCACGATGGACTATGGAATGGATGTAGATTCTCATGTATCTAATGCCCGTGCTACAATTTTAAGCTGTGTTGGTGGGAATACGTCACAAGCAGCTGATTGCAGAGATATATTTAAATTAACAGTATCTTTATTTGACAGCGGTAGTGTTTTGGCTCATCAGTTTGAACATGAGGTTGAGTTAGATTTTAGTGGTATAAGGAATTTTGCCTTTCAACAGGCTATTCCAGAAAACTCCTTTAACTCTTTGACAGGAGAATTTGCAATGTTTGGTATAGATGCTGGTTTTCCAAATAAGTTTTTTGGACCTGCTTTTGCAAATCCAGCACTGACAACAACCTTTGATCTTATAACATTAATAGAAACAGAAATTATAGACATATTAAACACAACAAATATATTGGATAATAATATTCCAGAAAATGTTGAAGTTGCAGAAATATCAGTTGAAGTTAGCACTCCTGCTGGTAATCAAGTTGCCTCTTTAGAATTACAGGTTTCTACTGAAATGGAAATAGAGACACAATTAGAAATGCCTACAGTTGAAGCTCCAACAGTTGTTGAAGTAGAAGTTGCAGAAGTTAACACAGAGATAGAAATGGAGATGAACAATGATCTCAATGACAGCGTGGACGCAGGAGATCAGTCACCTACCGAAACAGAAACAACACAGGAAAGTGGAGAAGTTGTATCGGACGGAGAAGGATCGGAGGGACAAGAACCAGCAGTTTCCGAAGAGAGTGTTGAACCCGAAGAGGGGAACGAAACTGAATCTGCTAGTGTAGAACAAAAGAATAAACCAAAAGTAAAAACAAAGGTAGTAAAAAAACAAGAAGCAAAACAAAAGGCTGCAAATAAAATAGTTAAGAGGATGGGTGATAAGGGAAAATACGACAGCACAAATCAATTAAAGACATTGATAGTGATGCAAGTTCTAGGAAATACTAAAACATTCTTTGCTAACCAAACACAGTTACCTGATGTACCAAACTTTTTTAGTACAGACCGTGTTCCAGATTCAGAAATATCAGATAATAATGCTGCAGCATATTTTATGATTGGTGGAAGTAATGAAAAAATGGATGAATTAACAGGTATGCAATATAGATAGGAGAGAATAAATGTCAGACGGCGGCACAACAGAAGTTGAGTTCGCTGGGGTCAAGTTTCGAGGTGGAAAGATATTCATAATTATTACAGCATTATCAACCCTCGGCGGCGGATTATATGCAGGATTTGAATTCTACAAAGACTATATTAATATGAGAACAAAAATAGAGAAATACACAGCGCCAGATCTATCTGGTTTTGATAAGAGGCTTGATGTTCTAAATGCAGACATGAGAGCGCTTACATCAGAGGTATCTGTATTTGAGAAGTTAGAAGATAATATTCAAAAATCAGCAGATGCAACTAGAGATGAGGCTAGAGAGATTAAACGCGATCTCAAGGGAGAGATTGTTCGTGGTGAGAGAATGATAGAATCAATTGAAAGACGAGTCAAGGGTATACAGGATGATACTCGTATTATGATTGATAAGGAAAATACTAGAAATAATACTCTTAGAGATAGACTAAGCACTCGTATGGACAGTTTGGATGATTCTCTAACTAATCAGATGAAGACTTTGAAAAAAGAAACAAATGAACAGATTATTAAGGCTTTAAAGAATCCTTTAGCAAATATGCGAAAATAGTTCTTGACAAACCTATTTTTGTCTGTTATAATGTATATACAATGAGAAAACAAAGGATTATTATGGAAATAGACGTTTATACACATACTGCACTGGCTCTAGCAACTATGGGTGCTTGTTATGCTTGGGGACGATATTTAACTAAAATGGAGATTTTGTCCGATATGGTTGGGACTATGCTAGATAGACTTGAGGAAGACGGATTCCTTGCGACAGAATTAGATAAGGATGGTGAAAAGTCATTAATACCTATTTCTAAAATTAAAAATAAATTAACTGTTGACAAACCCTAATTAGTATGTTATACTATGTATATAATGAGAAATAAGGAAATTATGATGAATCAACTGGTGAAAAAATCAAATATCGGCCTTTACAAAGGTAATACGAAGTGGTCAATGACAAAATATTTTGAAAGCACTGGATGCAAAAAGCAGGTTAGCTTTCGCATGATGGAATATCTTGGTCATGTAATTGATACTCCTACTGTCGGTGCTTTGGGAAACGATAATGGTAAAGCGCCAGATGTAGTGATTGGTGAGAAGATGAAACTTACTAAGTTTCGTGTTGGTGATTATCGTCGCACTCTTGAAATGCGGTTCACCAAAACAGAAGTTTTGGAGTTGTGTGAAGAAGTTATGAAGGAAGTTGCCTAAATTAACTGTTGACAAACTCTAATTGGTATGTTATACTATGTATATAATGAAAAAGAAGTTAAAATAAGAGATGCAATCTCCAAATAAATTAATTACATTAGTCTGTACATTACTGACTACTACTGCCCTTGCGACAGAAACTCCTTGTGATTACAAATCTAAGGACAATATTATCTATGAAGGTAGTATAGAGTCTATACGTGTAATTAAAAAAGACGTAAAAAAATATGTAGAAGATACTCGTAAATGTTCAATGAACATAGAAGCTCTTATAAAGAGTAAGTGGTATCCATCTACAGGAAGTTATATCTTTGGGCCCGATATGTCTGAACTAGACGCTTGTAGTCTAGCAGAAAATCGTGCAAAAATCAAAGTTATGAGAACTATTATACCCGAAACATTAAAAAGTGAAAAAAACTTGAAATGTGACTTGACAAGTCCTAAGAAATCGTGTACAGTAGTATTTATTGATGCAGAAGTGTCAGGTTTTGGAAAACAGAAAGTTAGAATATTAAGTTGTAATGAGAAAAAGTGAGAATATAAGAATGAAAATTTTAGTAATTAGTTATTTATCGATAATGATGATGGCCTTATCTGGTTGTGGAAGTACATTAGAAGGAGCTAAATCAGATATCTATGATACTCGTAAAGCAATATCTGATTTTGTAAAACCTTCTGAGACTTCAGTAGCAATAAAAGTTGCAAATGATCCTAATAAGGAGAAATAAGTTGATTAAATTTTTTATAGGATTTGTATTGGGTGTTATGCTTACAGCATTTTATCCAGATGTTATTCCAATCGTCAAGAACGCCTTTATAGAGTCAGGTATTCGTGATGCAACAGTTCAGACTCTTATGGAAGTAAAGTAGATTATTATGAAAATAATTACAACGGCTTTTGTACTTGGCCTAATGAGTACTACAGTAATTGCTGGTGAGGTTTCTCCAAAAACATTAGAAAATGCAGATTCAATCACGATTTTGTGTTCTAATGATGTAAGGACGGGAAGTATTGAACTTAGTAATCCACCAAGGATAAATTGTGGTGATATGTCTAAAGCTCAGTTTGCAATTGGTACAGGATTTACATTTAAATCCAATATTTCTACTGATGATCTTATTAATATGACAAAAGGTAGGACTAGGAAGCCTTCATCTAAATCTTCATTTTTAGAAGGGGCAAGACGTATGTATGAAACTAATACGTATCCTAATTTTGGTGGAACTTCAACTCTCAACCGTTACAATGAAACTGCAAAACGTGCCGGAGAATTTGATCGTTTGAAGTCTATGGAAAAGAATTTTGTCTTCAATGAAAAAGGAATCGGTCAATTCACTAGTGATTTTGATAATCCAAACAGCAAGGTATCTAATCTTGTTCGTAGAAAGCGTGGTTATCGTGGTAGTGGTTGCAGTGCAAACGAAATTATTAGAGGAGCATGTTAAATGATGAACGCTAAACTACTCGCAACCGTATCTGTGGTTGCACTAACCCTTGGTGCATGTGGTGCTACAAACCCTGTTCCTATGGTACAAACACCAGAAGTTGTATACAAAACTGCAAAGGTTGAACGTGCTGTTTCGCTTATCCCGTCTTGGTATAAGAAGATGCCTGAGAAGAAAGGTTCTATCTTTACAGTCGGTTCTGCAACTGCACCAGACTTACAACTTGCAGTTGACATTGCTACATTGAATGGTAAGGTTGTTCTTGCAGATCGTATCAACGGTAAGTTGAAAGCGATGACTAAATCATGGATGGCTAAGTTTGGTCAGTCTGATGTAGATACCCGTGTTATGAGTGAGATCGAAAAGGTTGCAAAGAATGTAATCGCTAATGTCGATGTTGCTGGTTATAGTCCTGTTGAGGTAGATGTTTCTGCCGCTGGTACTCAGTATCGTGCATTTGTACTTTTAGAGTATTCTGATAAAGAAGCATCTAAGATTATCTTCAATCGATTGCGTAAAGATCGTCTAGTATATGGTCGTTTACGTTCCACAGAAGCGTGGAAAGAACTTGATGCAGAAGTCAATTCTTCTGAAAAGAAGGATGAAGGTGAATCTATTATGAATCTTGAAAACGTAATCAAAAAGAATCGGACAGTGACAGTTGAAAAACCTTCTACTTAGTATTACCTTGGTTTTCTCTCTGAGTGGGTGTTTAGGTGGGGGGTTAATGCCCTCTGGTCTAAACCCCTCTTTAGGGTGTTCTAAAATAACAGGATGTACGTCTAAAGATTATTACATTCCAGGCAAGGGAGTTTGGGCTCCCAAAAGTAATGGTTTCAATAAAGCAAAGATTGGTGCTATTGCTGGAGCGGGAGTTGGTGCAATGATAGGATCAAGTTATAGTCCTATAACTGCTGCTGCATTATCTGTAGGTGGAATGGCTCTTGGTTATACCGTTGGAGATACCTTTGATAAGGTAGATCAAATACACGCTACAATGTTGTTGAGACAATCCCTAAGTAGTAATAGTAATGGTCAAATGTCTACTTGGGCAAATCCACAAAAAGGGTTTACTGTAACACAAGGCCCTGTTACAACAAAAGGTAACTGTAGAGAATTTATATCTAATGTTACAGTTGGACAAAAACTTACTAAATTGAGAGGTACTGCTTGTTTAGAGAATAACATTTGGGTTATGAAAAATATTTATTAAAATAGTCCTTGACAAATCTTCTTCACTGTAGTATATTTATAATATGACAATGCATCTATTACCAGTTTATTTTAGTACAACTAGTACTCGTAAACGCAAGAAATTTAAGAAATCTAAGTCTGTTTTAGAGGCAGAGATCAAACACGAAAAGTTTTTAAAGAAGATGGGTATAGGGGGGCATAGCTCAGTTGGGAGAGCATCTGGTTTGCAACCAGAAGGTCAGCGGTTCAATCCCGTTTGCCTCCACCAACCCGATCTACCACCACTTTCTAATGTTATTCCAGTAGGAGTAGCACCAAAGAAAAAAGTGATGGATCACAATTTCACAATTGCACCAGCTTATAATAAGGGTGCATATCAAGTAATCAGTAAAAATAGTATAAAGGATATTGGAAGATGATTTTAAGTTTAGTAATTTTTGTTGGAGTTTTAACTGTAAACTCAGCAGTTGGTTTAGTTGGGTTGATATTTTAAATGAGAGTAGAAGTTAGAAACAATAATATCGATAAGGCAATGAGAATTTTAAAAAAGAAACTTCAACAAGAGGGTGTCTTTAACGAACTACGAGAACGCGAATTTTTCATGACTAAAGGTGAAAAAGGTAGAAGATCAAGAGCTGCTTCAATTCGTAGAGAAAAAAAGACACTACAAAAAAGATTTGAAGATTTTGGATATTAACATTGTCTCATGATACAAAAAAAAGTACTCCCCTAAAAGAACATCATAAAACAGTATGGTATATTAAGTGGGCATCATCTATAGTTTTGATATTTGGAATGATAGCAACAACTAATCAGTTATATCCATACAATATGATGTTACAGTTCTTAGGTTGTTTAGGATGGTTATGGGTTGGTATTATGTGGAATGATCGTGCATTGATTGTTATTAATGCGATTGCATGTGCAATATTTGTTAACGGATTTGTTATGTATTTTAAAGGTATTTGATATGGATTTTGAAGTTGAAGATGATTTTTTATCAATAAAAGAATTTGCAAAATTAGAAAGAATAATTTTAGGCCCAGAATTTAATTGGCATTATAGTTACAATATTGCTGATAAAGATGGTACTGAGAATGATATCTATTTTATGCATCTATTTTATATGGGTTTAGTTGAAAAGGCAAAAATTGATTTTAATGGCAATCCAATCCCACCAGAAAAAAGTCCTTTTTATAGGTCTATCGAACCACTTCTGGAAAATCTTCCTAACTTTGAAACTTTGATAAGAGCAAAAGCAAATCTTTATATTAAAAGAGAAGAAATAATCCATCATAAAGATCATGTTGATACTAACTTTGAACATAAGGGAGCAGTATTTTATATAAATGATAATGATGGATTTACTGTGTTAGAAGACGGTACAGAGATTGAAAGTCGTGCAAATAGAATATTGTTTTTTGATCCAAGTAAACCCCATCATAGTACTTCATGTACTAATGACAGCCGCCGCGTAAATATTAATATTAATTATATTTAATTTACCTTGACAACAACTAATTAGTGTGATATAGTTATTATAATGAAAGTTAAAAAAGAGGTTACAATGGCCAAAAAGAAAATCACTTCACTTACAGAAAATAGTAAGTGGATTGCTCCTAAGACTAGGAAGAAACGTAAACCTATGACTGATGAACAGAAAGTTGCTTCATCAGAACGTCTTGCAAAGGCAAGAGAAGTAAGAGCTGCAAAAAATCCAGATTATGGTAAAGGTAGTTTTCATAAATCTTTACGTGAATTACTAGATGTTCACCCACTACATCCTGATAAGATTAAGAAGTGGATTAAAACACAGAAAGAACTTGCAACTACTGAACGAGCTCAAGTGAAACAAAACATTAAGGGATCAATTGCAAGACTTGCAATGCATGAAGGTTATATAAGAGAGATGCAAAGTTATCTCAAGCATGGTGATTGGGTATCTATTTTTTATGGTGAATACCAAGAGAGAAAAATTCGTAATCATTGCTACGCATTATCATATCATTGGTTTGGCCCAAACATAGGGAAACCTAAACGTGATGTTGGAACATTCTATCCAGATTTGGGTATGGTCTGGGAAAGTGGTATGGAAGAATGACTAAAGAAAAAAAATCATCAGCAAAAATTATTAAGGGCCCTTGGAGAAGAACAATAAATACTCCTACGGAAGACCAAATTGTAAAGGCTGAACAACTTGCTTATTGTGATGAAATTTCTCATATCTGTTTAATGTCTATTTTATCAATATTAGTTGAGAATGGAATAGATACTGGTGAAAAATCTTTTATTAAAAATATCACTTTCATAACAGAAACAATAAAAGCATCAATATTCAAAACAAATGATATATCACACCCTTTGCAAATATTAATGGATATGACTACTGATATATCAACTGATCCAGATAATTCTATCAATTGCAAATTAAATGATACTGTTATTATTAGTATGATTGAAAAACAAAGAGGCAAGGCCCTAATGGAAGATGATGATGATATTAGTTGATATGAACCAAATTTCTCTTGCAAGCATTATGATGCATTTACATATGCAGAAAGAGGATCAGATTGATGAGAACATTGTAAGACACATGATTCTTAATTCACTACGAATGTATCGCTCAAGATTTGTATCTGAGTTTGGAGAGATTGTCTTGTGCTATGATTCAAGACATTATTGGAGGCGTGATTATTTCCCAGAGTATAAACATAGTCGTAAAAAAGGTAGAGATAAAGATAAAAAAAATTGGGATAATATCTTCGAATGTTTGAATAAGATAAAAGAAGAAATTAAGAATAATATGCCATACAAGTTCTTAGAAGTTTATGGTGCTGAAGCTGATGATATTATTGCCACTCTTTGTTCAGAATCTTCTGATGAGGTTATGATACTTTCTGGTGATAAAGATTTTATCCAATTACAGAAATATCCAAATGTAAAACAATACAGTCCTATTACTAAGAAAATGATTAACGGTTTTAATCCAGATGACTATCTAAAAGAACACGTTCTAAAAGGTGATACTAGTGATGGTGTGCCTAATGTTCTTTCACCAGATAATTCTTTTGTAGATGGTATTCGACAGAAACCCCTAAGTAAGAAGAAGATAGCTGCAATGATAGATGGTAATTTTCCAAATGATGAAGTTAAGAGGAACTTCCAGAGGAATAAAACTCTAATTGATCTAGGATGTATTCCAGATGAATTACGAACAGAAATACTAGATATATATAAAGAGGCACCGGAAAACAGTCGCAGCAAAATACTAAATTACTTTATAAAACAGAGACTAAAAACACTTACAGAATCTATAGGAGAATTTTAATAATGGATTTATTAATTTCAGAAATCTTGGAAAAGGTTTCAAAAATCAAATCAAAGAAAGACAAGGTTAAATGTCTTCAAGAACATAATAGTGATTCACTACGTATGGTAATCAAGTCAGCTTTTGATCCAAAAATCAAATGGGCATTACCAGCTGGAGAAGTTCCATATAAGGGAAATGATGCTCCTATTGGTACAGAACATAATGTTCTTGCATATGAAGCTCGTAAATTGTTCCATTTTATTGAAGGTGGTAATAATGACATTAATCAGAACAAACGCGAAACAATGTTTGTTCAAATGTTAGAAGGTCTTCATGAAAGTGAAGCAGATGTTCTCGTTGCCGCAAAAGACAAAATTCTTCATCAAAAATATAAAGGATTATCTGAACCAGTTGTAAAGGAAGCATTTTCTTGGAATGACGAATTTATGCAACTAGATGGCCCTGATCCAAGACAAGGACGTTAATATAATTAAAATTTTTTAGAGTAGTTTTTAATGATTATTTTTAATAATATTGAAGTTAATGGTTCTTACAAAGCTCGACGTACTCTTGCCGAAAACGTAGTTGAATTTTGTATAGGGGAACTTATGCCTCGTATGAAAACTCTTTGGGTGAATGTTAGACTTAAAAGTATGAGAGGAGAAGATGCTACTGGTTTCTGTTGGGAAGGCGATAGTAATCGTGAATTCAACTTAGAAATTAAACAATCTTTAAATGAAGAAGAGTTTATAGAAACTGTTTGTCATGAGATGGTGCATGTTTGGCAAGGTGCAACTAAAAGAATGACAGAAGAATCAAATAAACGATTATGGTTGTGCAAGGATGGTAAATATCGTAATTATACTAACTGCGATTATATGCGCCAACCTTGGGAAGTAGAAGCATATCGTATGCAAAGTGATCTTTTAAAAGAGTTTAAAGAAAGTTCTTATTATGATAAGTGAATTATTATTAACAGGATTTATGTTTATCACTCCTGTTAAAGCAGATGATGTAGAATTTGATTTTAATACATCTTCAGTAATATGTTTGGCAGACAATATGTATCATGAAGCAAGAGGTCAGGGTTCAGCTGGTTTACTTGCTGTATCTAGTGTTGTGTTAAATCGTGTTATAGATAGTCGTTTTCCTAATACTATTTGTGAGGTGGTCAAGCAAGGCCCAACTAGAGAAAGTTGGAAGAAAAATGGAAAATTTATACCTATTCGCCATAAGTGTCAATTCAGTTGGTACTGTGATGGTAAGAGTGATAAAATTAAAGATAGAAAAATTTATAACAGACTAATAGAGATTGCAAAAACTCTAGTATATGATGAGTTACCTTTTATAGATATAACAGACGGTGCTTTGTTTTATCATGCTGATTATGTAAACCCTGATTGGGTAAAAACTAAAACTAAGACTGTAGAGATACAGGATCATATTTTTTATAAATGGGAGAAGAAATGATAAATAGAGACAAAAGTCTTCATGAAAATGAGAGAGAACATATTCGTCAAATTTTAAAATCATTTGAGGAAAAACGTATAGCTGCGTTGCCTTATCCAACACCTATAAATCGAAAACAACGTAGAGCTAACATTGCACAGGAAAGAAAATGACATTCGATGAATACCAAGAATTTGCACGATCAACAGCAATCTATCCAACTGACTCTAAGGTAATATATCCTACACTTGGTTTGTGTGGAGAGGCTGGTGAAGTTGCTGAAAAAGTTAAGAAACATATGAGAGATGGTAAGACTCTCGTTGGTGTAGGATTAGAACTAGGTGATGTTCTCTGGTACATCTCAGCACTTGCTGATGACCTTGGTGTGACACTAGAAGAGGTTGCACAGGCAAATGTAGACAAACTAAAGTCTAGAATGGAACGTAATAAAATTAAAGGAGATGGCGACAATCGATGACCAGTGATATAATATCACTTACTGATTTGATAGAATCTAAACTTAAAAAAGAACAAGAGATAGAATACTACAAAGAAACTCTTATTAAATTGGAAAAGAAGATTGGTATGTTAGGTAAAGAAGTATCCATAACAAACTTAATAATTGACATGATTGAGCAAGAAAGGGTATTGACTTTAAGTGATAAAAGGAGTAGTATTATAAAACTAGAAGAGAAGGTAAAAAAATGAAACATATTGAAATATCGTTGATGAAAGATGATGAATTGTCTATTGATGGTCAGAGCCAACCAGCAGGAAATATAGAGATTCGTGAATTTGAAGATGGTGAGTGGATGGGTGGCGGTTATGCTACCTTTGATAATCTCTTAGAGAAAGTTAAAGAAGCGTTAGAAGATGGTGAATAGATATCTGTGTAGTGTTCTTGATGAAATGCGAGAATGTACTAAGACTTTAAACTTCTCTTATTTGTTGGGATTGATTGAAGAAGCACAAACTCTTGGAAGTCGAATGGAAACTAAGCTGTTTGAGATAAAAGATTTTGAGCGTCTCCATGAGGATATTGCAAAATTAAAAAAGCAGAAGAAGAAGCTGGAAGAGAAAATAGAAGAGTTGGAAGTATGAATATATTCTACCTAGACCGTGACCCTGTTATTGCCGCACAGATGAGTTGTGATAAACACGTTGTAAAGATGATACTTGAGTCTGCACAGATGCTCTCTACTGCCCATCGTGTCTGTGATGGGGATGAG